TATAACATCTTATAATAGCTAACGGACTACCTGAAAATCCAAAATCTATACCAAAATATTTCCGAGCTTCCTTATCTTCTTCAAAATCTTGAATAAACCATCTACCTTTGAAAATCTGAGCTTCAGAATATTGTAACAACTCCCCTTCCCAGATGTGGTTATAAATTTCTGGATTAGTTTTTAAACAATGTAATCTTTCTTTATGCATCGAAAGGTTGAAAAATGGGTTTTCATACCAATTTAATGTTTTTATGTAAGATTTTGGAGGTGGATTTTTAGAAAGAATAAAATCTCTATATAAACAATCAGTCTCATATTTTGGATTCATCGTCATAATAATCTGAGCTTCGGATTCTTTCGGTTTTGCATTAAAACTTTCTTTTGAAAATAATGCAAAATTATTTTCAGTAGTACGAAATACAGTTGGTCTTAAAAGATCCCAGCTTTCTTGCGTAAGACTATCAGCCTCTTCAATCCATACGTGAGTTAAATCTTGAAGGCCTTTAATAGTATCCTTATTACGATCAAAACCTTTAAAAAAAAATTCAGAGCCGTTAGGCGTATATACAAATTCAGTATTTGTAATTTTAAAAAGCTTTCTAAGTTTCAAGCTATGAATCATAATAAGTAAGCAAGCTCCGACGCTTTTTTTTAAAGATTCTTGAAATTGTCTAGTACATAGAATTCTACGCTTAGGTTTCGAAATAGCTTGTAAGATTAAATAAAGAGCAATTAAAAAACTTTTACCGCTTGCTCTTCCTCCGCCTATATAAATATAACTATAATGAAATTCAAAAAAATTTGGTTGATCATGTGTCTCTAACCAACCTGGCAAATATATCTCTAAAAAACCTAAAAAATCTTTTATTTCTGCATTATTCATCTATTTTATATTTGATAGATTTTATTAAAGCTCCAGTCTCAATTAAAGGATGGTTAAAACCTTTTCTTTTAGCTGTTAACTCTGCATTTAGAGGCGGAACTTCTTTATTTTCTATAATTGACTTCATATCTTTAACCGCAATCTCTCCAACCTTACTTGCTTCTTCTTTTAAAGAGGTTTTTTGATCTAAAAAGTTTTCAAGCGCTTTTTTTATTTGTTTTTCCCAATTCTTATGTCTATCTGCACTCAAAGTAACAAAAGGACGCTCTGGAATAGTTTCAGTTCCGAAATGATTCCATATTGCATATTGCAATATATCTTCTCCGTTTTCATTTAATCCAGCGTCTTCATGAATTCCAACAGCAACTTCTAAATCATTAGAAGAATTTATTTTATTTTTTAATTTTTTATATCCAAAATCCTCATCTTCCAAATAAGCAGACATATAAACTCCTCAAATATAAAAATAAGTTAAATAGGGAGAGCTAAGACGCATATATTCTCTTCCATAACTTGTCTGAAAAAACTCTGCATTAGAAGAATTTGCAGCAGTTTTGTTTGTAGAATACGAAATCGATACAGCTCCTTCTTGCAAACTAGAAACATCGCCACTACTACCCATCGGCCTACCTCCCACAACTAAAATATGGCAAGCAAGATATGCTATAAGTAGATTGTATATTTCTTCTTTTATTCCAGAGCTAAGACTGTGATCTATTTCAATTTTAGCTACTTCAATAGCACCCTCCGTCGGATATTTTAGAGATCCAAATTCGGGCGCTATTATTGCAATTAACTCAATGGGCGTTTTAGATACCATACATAAAACATTGTGATTCTGGATAGTACATAGCAACCCCGTAAAGTTGAGCTGTACATTGCGTTACAAAAGCCATATGTACAGCCTGTGTAGGCATAGGTTCAAATGCCTTAGAATAAACTTGTCTAAAATGAAAACTATCGTTTACATAAGCAATCATCGTATCCTTCCCTTGTAATGCTCCGCTCAATACAGGTCTAGGCTCAAAAGTTATATTCGAATATAGATCGTTAAGCGATTGTAATATAGTAGTTGTTTGAGTCGATAAAACCTTAGTTTGACTAATCAAATTATATTGTTTTTGTGGCAATAAAATTTTATTAACAGCAAATCTAGATCCCGTTCTTTCATTGACTGCATTAATTACTGCATATATATCTTTAACAATATTTTCGGGCGATTTATTCTCCCACTTTTTCTCGTTTACGTTACCACCAACTGGATCTAATGTTTTTACCCTGCGATCTATTTCAACTAGATTTTCTTTGTCCGAATAATTTAACCAACCCAAAACTTGTTTGCTTAAATTTCCTTTATATGCAATATCGTTTGTAAGCTCCATAATAGCCATAGCACAAGCTTCTAGTTGAGAGCCGTCTATATTCATGCCCATCGCTGTAGCTACTTCTATATCTGCAGTACTAAGAGAATAAGCAACCCCAACATCTAACCTGGAATTTGTATACATACGCCCAGAAGACGCTACTAAAGGTAGAGCCGTAGTATAATTCGAAATCTCTCCCGCCTTTCCAAGAAAATCTGTCATTTGCCAAGAGTAAGTCGGCTTACCCAGCGGAATTTTATAAGCGGGAATATCGGTCATATAAGTTGGATTCGAATGAAAAACTTTTTTTACAACACTATCCATGTACCTTAGCTGATCTTCAAAAAAGACAGAGGCGCTATCTGTATTAAACGACTCTTTCTTTGCTCCAGAAATCGCTTCACTTAATAAAAATTTCGTTTGATCATTTACAAACTTTGCTGTTGTAAATATTGATTTATCTTGTATATTCATCATAATTTAATCTCTAATTAAAAATTTATATAAAGTTGTACAGCTTGATTCACATCGCTTGTCGACGTTAAAAACCTGCCAATTCTTAAATTGTTTTCTCCTACGTTTGTAAAAGTACCATTACTTACGTCGATATAAGCAAAATCTCCCGCATTAATTGCAACAGAAGCTAATACTTTTACATCTCCAAATCGAATAAAGTTCCCTTGAGACTTTGTTTGAATTTTAGACCCTCCACTCGAGCTATTATAAGGATTTGGAGATAAATATGTAAAAACAGAAATACCAGCAAAAACAAATCCAGCATCTATAGCCGACATATTCGTCCAATTTTTCACTTGAGTTTGTCTCGTGGTTTTGTCAGTCACAACTCTTATAACTGGCCTCCCAAACTCAATATCTTCTATTGCACAATAATTATCTATTGTATAATCGTTTGTATTATATAAATGCCCAATCGGCGTTTCGTCCATCGGTCCAAAACTTGTCATAATTCTACCTTTTATTTTGACTGTTGTTTTTTCATTATTAACTCATTAAGACTCGTATTTTAATATTCATACCTTTTATGAGTTTCTATATTTTCTTTTAAAAATTGTTTATTAAAATTTTGTTTAAGCTTTTCTTTCTTATGAATCTCCAAAAAACTATCGAAAGCTCCATTTAAATATTCATCAGATTTACTGTCGCAATTAAAATCAGGTTTTTTTGATTTAACTATCATTTCTTTAATTTCTCGATTTGATTTTTTAGATAAAGAATCGCAAGCAAAAAATTCAGAAGCTATAACTAAAATCTCAGCTCTTTCTGAAGCAAGTTTTTCAATTTCATTTGAATCAACCGCTATTTTTTGAACGGGCTCATTAAATTTTTCAAACCTTGAAACAATCGCCTCTAATCTCAATATTAAATCATTGCTATCTTTTGCAATTTCATTTTCTATTATCTTTTTTTCTTTCTCAGTCTCTTGTATTATGTTTTCAACTAGGCCTTCTTGTCTTTGCTCTATTTCTGCTTCCATGTCTTCCTCTTTTTGAATCATTATGTTACTAAAACTATCTACATTTAACCTAGCCTCGGGCCCAATTCTGCCAGCGCTAGTTACCGCCAAATGGTTGTATTTTATATTTTTTTGTCTATGCGTGTATTTTTGCCCCAAATATTCTCCATTTTCTTTTATGAGATCGTATCTATATCCAAGAGATAATTCCTTTTTTCCAGATTGAATCGTTTTAATCGCATCTTTGTGAAAAATGCTTAATGAACAAATAACGCTATTTCTTTGAACGTTAACGTCTCCCCCCGTCGCTCCGACAACCAATCTATTTGCATTATCGACATTAACTACATCTCCGATAGGATGCTCAACAGTAATCGGGATTAATTTTAGACTATCTAAACTTTCTTTGTCAAAAACATCTTCTTCGTGTCTTAATTGATATAAAACCTCCCCATTTCTATTTAGATAAGGAAATACTCCAGTTTTTGTCACTATTGCTTCTCCAACAAGAAATCCATCGATATTTTTTTTTACTTTTGGAAGTCTAATTTTATGCTGAGCGTCTGTTGTAAATGTTTTTTCTATATCCATTAAATTTTCTTATTTAACGTAAGTTATTTTTAGACTTATCCACTAAGTTGTCCACCGAGCTATCCACATACGCTCATATTAACTTATAATACAATTATTATCAAGAGTTTTAAATTGTAAAAAAAAATGCACGTAAAACAGGCGCTTAAGAGATGTAATTTTAAAAACTATTATTATGCATATATTTTTTAATGCAAAATTATTTATTTATAAATTATCTCTTTTTTGCTCTTTCTCAATATTCGTAAGTTGTTTAAATTTCTTATGATTCTTTAAATAAAATCGGGATAAATCCACATCTGCAATTATAATCTTCTCCAGTTTGCTTCAGCACTCCGCCGATCGAAGACTTTTTTTTCCATTTCGAATCTCCAATATTTTTATAAATATCAGGATCTTTCCAAGTCATAATTTTCTGATTTAAAACTTCATGAGATTTTCTGACTCTATCATCTTCCATCGTAACCCAGATATATTCATATATCCCCAATTTTTTGAGTTCGTATCTCAAATAATTTGAATGTAACTTTATAATTTCGTTTTTAGCTATTGATTTCGCATTTTTTTCTGCCATTTCTATATTTTTAAAAATGTTTTCTTCAATTTGTTCAATTTCTTCGTCTGCATTAAATCCGTCTTTTATAGTCTTAACAACTTTATATAAAAGATTCTTTCTAATTAATTTTATTAAATCTGCATTTGATGTAATAAAAGATTTTAGCATCTGATCTAAGTCCCCCTTTTCTCCAACCTCTTCATCTTTCATTTTTTTTATTGATTCTTTCAGCTGTTTTTTTGAAAATTTTAATAGTTTTTTTCCGAAAAGCAAAATACATCCAAAAACCATGACATTATCTAAGTCTAAAAACTTCTCCATTTTTTTTTGAATTTTCTGCAAATCATCAATGTAATCATCTTTTGCAAAATAATTTTCATCAAATGCTTTAGAATCTTTATTAATTCTATTAGAATTGCGTAAAATAGATATTTTCGAAACCACGTCTTCTTTTATCATTTCTCCAGTTTCTTTGATAATCTTTAAAACGCAATCTGCATATGCCAAAGAAATGACTTTTGGATATAATAAAATTTTACCAAGCTTCATTACATATTCAAATATTTTTCTAAAATTAACAATTGTTCTTTTATTAAGCTAATATCATGTAATAAAATCACCTTTCTTTCTTGAGTAGCAATTGTTGGCTCATCTGAAAAACACAAAGTTGCATCGCTACAAATGGCATGGACGTATTTTGGCAAAAGTCTTAATGCTTCAAGATTAGTATTCATTTTAATTACCTTTTTGTTTATTTATAAGCATCTATAAAAGCTTTAATCTTAATTGTATCATCTTGCATTTCAGAGATAGCTTTATCAATAGCCTTCAATTTTTCTTGAAAATCTAAACTTGTTTTATCTAATCCACCTCTCCAGACTTCATTACATAAATCTTTCAAGTTTTTATAATCTCCTTCGAACCAGTACATCCATTCTATCGCTTCATAGTTTTTTTCTAAAATAGGATTCATTCTTTTCCTTCTAATTTATTTATTCTTTTTATACAATTCTGTACTGCACATAACGCAAGTTCTGCAAAATGTTTGACGCTAACCGTTGGGCAATCTCTTTCCGTACCGTAGACGAAAACTTGTAAATCTTTTTCTTTAATGAATACTTCTTTATCCGCCTTAACTTGTATTAAATTTTCATTTATAGAAATTAAAGTCATTTCCATAGCGTATTTTTCAATAAGCACCCATATCTTTTCTCCAATTTTAATATCTTCACTTACATTTTGATTTAAAAGAATAGAAAAATTAATATTATCTATATTATTCATTTTTCCAATGCACATAATATTTGGCACAAATCTAAGTTCGTTAGTTACAACGTAATTAGGCAGATACTTCATCATTTCTTCTGAAATAACCCCAAAAAACTCTCCAGCCCTTTCGACGGCTGGATCTTTGAAGCTATATTTAGCAATCGGCATGTTTTCTATGATAGCGCTAGCTTCTTGCCCAACAATCTCTCCCTCTGCCAAAATATTTTTAATATTTCGAGAGCTCCAAGCGTTAAACTCAGATGCTCTAATTCTACCATTGCATTTTAAATCGTAAACAGGATCATGTGTGACTTTTCCTGTCGATCCATTCCCATTCAGATAACCATACTCTCCTGCTTCTTTAATGATTGGATTGTATGTATTTTGAATAGTCAAAGATCTTGTCCATTTGACAGGGTATGTTTCATCTCCGTAGGTTAAATACTGTAAATTAGAAGGTTGACTTGAAGCAATTGCATTTTGAACATAATTTTGGCTTACCCCATCTGTAGAAAGAGTTGGAGGAGCTACTCCTTTTATATTTTTAAAGCCTAGATCTATTCCGCTATTATTCAGCCTCATAATCTGAGTCGCTCCGCCTGTTCCACTTTTAAAATTAAAACCTCCGAAACCTCGCATTTCAACTCCATCGATAGTAGAATTGTATATCATACCATGATTGTTATCCACGGGAGTATCATTTCGTAGCCATATTCCTTGATCTCGCATGTAAATAGTATTTATAGTAGTAGCAACAGAACTTTTTCCAGCATCGGACGTACCCGATACAGCCCCAGTTAAAGTGATTGGTTTTAAATTTAAAATCGGTAGCGAATCATTTCCAGTCAATTGAAAAGCTTCTCCAACGGTTAGCTTAAGAACGGGGTTAAACTTTCCCGTAACTCCGTTTACTTTACATGCTACTGCTAAAACACTATTATCTGGCATCAAAATTCTTCAAACCACATAGTTCCAGCTACTAAAGTAGTCGGAGCTGTTCCCGTAAAAAGCCTAATCGTTCCAGGTAAAATAATTTCATTCGATAATGAAATTGTAGAAGTACCCAAAAAAGTGCTAACAGAAATTTGATTCGTAGTTCCAGCAATAGAAACAGACCCGCCATTGCTAATCGCAGTTATTTCTCCATCGGCAACCGTTATACTTGCATTGCTATAAGTTGCATCAGTAATTGTATCTGGAAGCCTCGAGTTTATAGTGATAAAAGCGGCTCCTTGATCTGGAACGGGTAACCCGTTGTTGTCAGTTATTTGTATTCCTTTTCCAGCGTTGATTTCCATTGGAATAAACAGCTTTTTTTCAACGCCATTTTTTTTGATTGCTAAGACTGCAGAACTATTTAATGCCATATTTTTAAGAACTTAATTTTACTTATACTTTAAAAGTTTTTTAATAAATTGTCAATTTATTAAAAATCTTCATAAAAAAACATTCCTAAACTTAACAAGAAATCAGTTTGTTTTTTCGGAATTTTTACATAATTTCCTTTAAATTCGGCATTTTCTCTGAATGTAGTTGTAATATCGCCAGAAATTAAGCTATCAGATGTAATGTCTCCAACTAATTTTACTTTTAAATTATCTATACGAGCATTTAAAGCGTTAATGTCTTGATTATGAGCGCTAACATCTTCTTTTCCACTAACAACTAAAAGAGCCGCAGTCGTTCCAGCCACCGTTCCAGCCGTTGTTCCAGCTGTAGCTCCCGAAATAGAACCAGCCTCAGTTCCAGCAAGAGCTCCAGCAGTCGTCCCCGAAGCCGTACCAGCAGTCGCCCCCGCCGTGCTTCCTGCCGTCGCCCCAGCTTCGCTTGCAGTAGCCAAAACTCTGTTTATCTCTTCTAAAAGATCAACTGGTCTTACGTAATCGTTAATTTCTGGAGTTTTCCCACCGCTTGCTAATGCAATAGAGCCATCCAGATTTGTTTTTAAAATACCCAAACCTAGCTCGTTTAAAGCTTGAGAATTTGGCAAATCTGGATCTGCTTGTTGCAATATATATTTTGAATTTTTACCCGGAAGATCTACGAAATCTAATTTTCTAAAGACTCTGCCATCATATATAGTTTCTCCGACGTCAGCTAAAACCTTCCCCAGAGCACTTGGAGTTTCTGGTAAATAAAAATTAACGCTAGCCATCAAATCAAAAGCAGATATAAAATTTACTGATTTAGAAAGCCTACCAGCTCCAACATCGTTTCTGTCATAAATTTTTAATTCACGAGTTCCAACATCTTTTAAAGCAAAAACTGAATCGTTTGATGTTATACCGCTTCTAGAAATCACGCTATTTGCAGTAATTGTCCTGATTCCAAAAATATCATCTCCATTCTCAACATTTCCTTCCAGAATTTTTATTTGAGTATTTTTTAAAATTTTTGTATTGTTAGCTAACCAAACAGCCACAGAGTTTTCAATCGGAGCTTGATTTATATCTACAAAATCAGTTCCTGCAACAGCTTTTCTTAAAGTCTTGCCAGTTTTAGCAAGCACGCCATCGTCTAAATTGACTATAAACTGCGAGGACGGATAAGCAGATTGAACTAAAGCATCGCCCATTATAAAATTTGCCGTCAAAAATCTAAAATTCAAAGCCGCTATATCG